TACGGACGCGGACACAAGAGGCGGCAGGGTTTGATGCAAACGCGCGGGCATCAGCAGCGGTTGAAACTGCGGACCGACGATACTCGATACAGAATCACTTTCACTTGCTGCAGGTCGTCGCAGCGGAAAACGGACCAGCAGCGGGGCCATTGGATACGGTGGAAACTGCAAAATACGGCGCAACGCAAAGAACCACGCAATCCGCTTGCCACTTCCGGCAAGCATGTGATTGCGGTCCCGATGAACGGCCGGATTGCTGTCAATCGAGGGCATGAAACTACGCCGGACTATCTAGCGCTGGACGGCCCAGCCGAAGGCCGACCAGTCGAACGAGTGTCCATCCAGAGTACCAATGGCAATAACATAAGCCGTCCGGTCGACAGCGGAAAGTGAAAACGCGACGTCAAACGGCACCCCGTTTCGAACCAGGTATAGGCAGTCGATCAAGACGGGGTGCCGAGCAAGTTTCCCACCTGTGCCTTCGCCTCAGGCTCTTTCGGGTCTTCGCTGAGCATGGCGGCGATCGCTGCGAGACCTTCGTCACCGAGTCGATCGATCAAGCTCTCAATCTGCGGCTCGGTCATTGGCGGTGGTACCGGGACGCCATCGATCTCCAGCACGGAGAATGCCAGGCCGGCCATGGATAGCCATGGCCCATTTTGGGCAAGAACCGGACCGGCAGCCTTGAACAGCCTGAGTGTGTCCAGCGCGGTCAGGCGCCGTAACAGGAGCCTCCGTCCCGTTCTGTCAACGGCGGATAAGGTCTCCAGAGAGTCCCGGAGAATGGTCTTTGACGGGGCCATCAGATGCGTTTCTTTCGCGTCGCAAAGAATTCGAGCTTCTGCTTTACGCTCGTATCGCCTTTCCAAACGCCGGCACTCGTGAGTTTAAATACGACCCCATCAAATTGGTAGGTCGAAACCGAGCCGTCTGTCTCCGTAACGTATTGATAAATCGTTCCGGATTGGGCGCCCGCTCCATTGTAGAAGCCCTGCTCGATGGCGGAGATGAAGTCGTCGAGGGCTGATGTACCTCTCTCCACCTCAAAGCTGCCTTCCCAGCCTTTTGGCAGTTCGGCGCCGAGTTGGCTTCCGTCAAGGCGGTTAACGCGTATCGGACTGGTAAGCTGCCGGCTTTCGAAGCCGGTAACGTGGCTGATATCGACACGTCCACTCGGTCCCATAACGACCAGTTGGGTGTCGCGGCCAATTGAAAAGGTTGTCAGACCCACTGCATGAGCTCCTAGTTAACCTGACCCGTGGGTAATGTCTGGCGAGCCACCTGAACGGTCTGGCCCCCCTCGACGTTGACGATGAAACGCTCGTTGATTGCCTGATACTGGATCTGAGCGTCAGATTGGACATATCCAAGGCCGGTGCGCGAGGACGGATTGTTGGAGGTGTCACAGATGACGCTGAAGGGAACCGAACCGTCAGTGCTTCCAAGCAACCCTTGCGACAGCATATTGTTCAGGAACGACAATTGCGTCGACCTGATCTGAACGAACAGATTACTGTTGATGACCTGGCCCACATATTGACCCATCCCGGCGGCCAAAGTCTCGGCGATATAGTTCGTCAGCCGTGTATAATCATCTCCGTCGATCGCTGGATTCGACGATGTATTATGCCCGCCCCGGACCCCCCAGTATGATCCGCCCGGCTGCGGATTGCAGATGATGTCGATGCCGGCCGCAAGCAGGGCACTGAGATCGGCGGATGAATATGCCGAGTTCTGTCCGGAGCCCGGTGTCCCGGTGCTTTGGCTACCAATAACGCCGTATATCTGTTTATTCAGGCTGGACTGTTCGGGTGACAGGTTCGCCAAACGGCCGGCAGTGAAGCCCTGGGGCGATACAAGCCGGACGGTCATGTTCACCTGGTCCGACCACCACAGCCAGTCGCCAAACATCAGTTTCGCGGAATAACTGTTCAAACCGGCTTGTGCTATGGTGGCGACCGCGTTTGTGATCGTGTCGCCCGCGGGCGTGGTCAGGATCATGTAAATCCCTTCCTGCAATCCGAACCCGGCCTGGGTGGTCCAGGTTGTCGCGTCGTCGCAGTCTGCCAGCAGGGCAAGGCCGCAACTTTGTCCGCGCAGTGCATACATCCCGGTGCGCGTGGACGTGTCGGCACCGACGAGCTGTCCACTGCCAACGAGCGTCGCGCCGTCAACTCCGGCACCCGATGACCCCAGGGTGAGTGAAAACGGGGCCGGCGAAGCAGTCGTGCCGCCTGGGCTGGCGATGATCAGAAGAGATGGTCCCCGCTGTGGCCCCTGGCCCGTGTTGACCGCCGCTGCCAGTCCGTTCCAGAACGCTGCCCCGTTCCCGACTAATCCGTTATAGACCTCAGGCTCAAAGCCTGGGAGCAAGACCGTCAATGTCCAGGTATTGGCCTGGGATCCGGTCCCGAGCGTAACCGTAATGCTGTTGCCGAGAGAGCCGGTGTATATCGCGGTGAAGCTGGCGTTGGAGCCGGGGACAACGGCGTATGCCGCCGTATCGGTGCCATCAGTGACACGGACGCACCGGAAGTTTTGCGCACCCTGCTGGACAGCGGTCGCAACATGCGTGCCCATATCGTACTTCCGGGGCATCAACGGCCCGAAGGACTGGGCATAATCAGCCATCGTTCCGACAATTGTCGGCTGATCGACAGGGCCCCAGGATGCGGTGCCCACAACGCCTACGATGTTCGTCGGGACGCCATTCAAAACAAGGTTTTGCGGCGGGACGATCTGTACGTAAAGGTCCGGGACAATGAGGGATGTGGTGTTGACGGTGCCTTGTTGGCTTATTGGCACGGGCTTAACCTTTCAACGCAACGGGCGATGCGACCCTTGTCACGAACCTTTTGTAGTCGGAGGCGAGGATTTCGTTAATTTTTGCAGGATCGGCGATGATGTCGCCTCGGACAAAGCCAAGAAACGGCTTTGTCGCAACAAGATGGAGAGTCATACAAGATACCTAACCATATTTTATATTGCCATTGATCGAGGCAGCGCCGAAAATCATCGAAGGCCGCTCCAGAATTGTTACGGTGGGATATTCGGCCGTGTACACCAAGTCCCGTCGGTAGAGCAGGGCATTTTGGGCTTGGTCATAACTGGTGGTTTTTCGATAAGTAATCCGCGCGTTCGTGCTGTCGGGCAGGGCGAGAAAGGTCACCTCATCGATCGCGGCATCGATGGCCGTCGCCACCGAATCCCGGATTGCGGGGCTTGGGCACCAACATATGATCCGTACGTCCTTTTCCTGCCGGCGGCTCTCGAAGGAGCTTGGACAGTCGCATACGACCCGAGCGATGACGGAACTGGCACCTGGTATCGTTATCGTCGAACCCTGCACCGATGCCACCTGGTCGGTCCGTATCAAAAGAGCCAAGTTGGCTGCGATCAGGTCGACAGCGTCTCCGTTTTGAATGCGGTAGGCATATGCGGACCCGTCGATCAGCGCCCCAACCACATCGCCTACGGCTGGATTGCCACCAATGATGACGGTTGGTCCGGTCGCAGTCGCGGTTGTTCCCGGCTGAACTCGGGTGTATTGCCATTCCGGCAGATATCGGGTGGTCGTTCGTCCGGACTCGTTATCTGGCACAATTGTGACGTTGACGATGCCGGAGCTGAGATCCGAATTCAGAGTAGCTGCGTTCGGCCACCCGCGATAGACCCTGCACAGGACGCCTACGACGCTCGATTGAGAAGCCCCCCCCGGATAGAGACTGGACGTAACGCTATCGCTGATAGCCTGCTCGACATCGGAAATGTCCGCCATCAGGTGGTCGCCATTTTCGCAATGATCCGCCAGCCCAGAACGGTTAGTTCCGACCCAGATATGACCGCGCTTCGGCCGATGTCGTCGGTAATCATGTCGCCCGGCGCCAGCAGAACGTCGGCTGGCGCTGGGACGACGATGTTCCAGTACGGGACTGCCTGATCGGTCGGGAGACCCGCAGCCGTCGCAGTGAACCTGTCCTCACCCAGTACACTTGCCGGCCACCGACTCATCAGGGCTGAAGAACTGTTGACCGTAAAGCCTCCATATGGATTTGTACCCGTTGCGGTCTGTAGTGTCGGACGAGACACCGAGATTGTCCAATTGGCCATGGCGCATAACACCGGACGGAGGGGTTCCTGAGAGACAATGAAAAATATCTTGCTCCCCAAGATCAGATAGTCGCCCGCTCGCGTGTAGCTGGCGTCGAAAATCCCATGCCAGAGTGGCTGTCCATAGGTGTTCGTGGTGCCCACTCCGCCCGTCGCGGGCATAAATGCCGCGGACAACCGCAAAAATCGGTTCTCTTTGTTAAGCGGATCAAATGAGCCTACAGGACGAAACGCGTTCGCCGTCTGGCCAATATGGCGGGCCGACGTGCCTAAGCCAAAATAAAGGCGGTCCTGGAGCTTGCGGCTGTCCATCGGTCAGACGATCAAAGCAAGCGCGCCGCTTGAAAGGGCGGGGCCTGGCGAGACACCTAGAAAGCCGCACAGGCGACGCCGCCACTCATCGAGGAGGCGCATTCTGTCGCTCATCTCAGACTTGTTCCGCGTCCACGTGGACGCTTGGTCTGTGTCAAGATTCGCCGCCGCCGCGGGGACCGCCAGCTCAAGAGCCAGCAAAGTTCCGAGATATCGTCGCGCGACGGCGGATTCGAACGTGGAAAGGTTCGTCATGCGAAATTCCAGCAAACCGTAGGCCTGGAAGAAACGCCAAGAGTCCATCCCGGCAGGGGCCGCACCGTAGGCTGGATATCCGCAGAAGCGGCGGATATCCACCCGTTCGGCGTCTGATAGCGGATTCACAGGATCGATCCATCACCGCGGCTGAATAGGATGGTGCCCGACCCTGACGGCGTGATGGCCGCAGCGTAGGTGATGAGGCTGTTGACCGACAAAATCAGCCGGCTACTCGCCAAGACGGGCATATCTGCCGTGGTCGCGGCGACCGTCGCGTCTGAGCCGAATCTGATATAGGCCAGAACGCTCGACGGATTCGTGACCACGACGGTGTCACCACCGCCGGATAGCGGGATGTTCCCTGAAACGCTGTTCGCTGCTACACTCACAGTGCCAGTGGGGCGGAAGGGGCTGATCGAGCCGATCGGCATGGCGATAGGGCCTTCGTATTGCTGTTAGCCGATGTGCTCGACGATGACGGCACGCTTGTAAGCGGCATTTGTCGCGGTCGGGACGGTCGTCGGCGTGGTCGTGGTATCTGATGGCGCGCAGAACCCGCCGATCCAGTACCAGGATTGTGCAATGATCTGCTGCAGGCGATCGATCGCCTCCCGGGTAACCATGGCAATTCCGTCGACCATCGATATAATCGAATCCGCTGGCGCGACATCGCTGGTGGCGATGCCGGCGAAGTCCCCCTCGATCAATGCGCCCTGTCCGCAGATCACCGGTCGGCGAACCATGAGTCCGCTGAGCGAAGGATGCGGCTGGACGAAGGCTTCCGTTGTCGGGATGAACCGCAGCCCCAGGAAGTCGTTTGTCATGCCCTTCTTAAAGACCTGATTGGCCGATGTGGCACCTTGAAAGAGCTGCTTGAAGTCGGGGTCTGCGAA